AATTAAGTGGTTTATCCATAGATAAACTTGTATTAGGAGGAACCGGTACTTCATTAAGAACAGTCCTTGTAGCAGTTGCACTATTATCAAAAACTTTTAATGTTACATTAACATTAGCACTTGCTCCCGTATTAGCAAAGTATAAACCATGAATCACTGCGGCCGTTTGATTAGTAGCATTTGCTGTATATAAATCTTGATCTGTATCTGCTGTCGCTATAGCTGCGTGTGCATTTTTAAACGAACTAGCCATATTATCCTCCTAATGCAATAGCAAATGCTATCGCGTCTCCTTCTGTTAATGCCCCACCTGCACCTGCACCTGCTTGAATTTTCTCCCAATTAGTTGATATATTAACTTCTAATTGTGATAAAGATGTATTCCACCTAATTGCACCATCTGTTGGTGCCGAAGGTCGTTCAGCAGTTGTACCTTTGGGCACAACCAAACTTCCTGTATGATCGACTGTTATAGTCTTATTACTCGATGATATGGTATTTTGTTGGTGGTCGATGTTAATTGACATAGATTAATCCTATTTGTATGTATTTATTCAACTAGTTGCACATGATAAAATATATTAATTTAAATTTAGAGGTTGACAACCCCTTATAATTCGTGTATAGTAGTACATGTAAGTTGACGGACTTACACGGGTTGCAGGGAAGAGGTGTTGCGAAGCATCGAACCTGGATTGTCAGGGGTGGTACCCAGGGGTCTACTTGAAAAAGGATGGTCTCACATTATGTATACCGCATAGGACAAGGTGTTACTGGTAACCAAATGAATCAAGGATTCTGCCCAGTAATTGAAGGTATTCCTAAATCCTTCACCCACTTTTTTGAAATTGGCCTCTACGGAGGCCTTTTTCTTTGGTCACAAAAACAGGGTGCAAGCACCCTGTTGATGTTTTGTGAGTCTTATTATTCTCTTATAAGAACGCCAAGTTAGCTGCTGTTACAGCGATCTCACTGACATAGTCAGCTGCATTACCTAACGAACTTGCTGTATTTGTTAGTTCTACATAACCATAACGTGTCATGAAACTTACAACTGGCTCGAAAGTGCCTGGATCAAGTACAACACCTGAACTCATCAAAGGTACGTATGGGCAATAGAACGCAGCTGCGTCCATTTCGCCTGAACCTTTGTAGCCAACAAGTACGCCAGTACTATCACTTGCGTATTGATTTACAAATACTCGCATTGCTCCATTTAATGTACCAACAAACTTTGTATTTGTAGGTGCTTCAAATGTACCTTCTGTGGTACGTGCAAATGCACTTGTTGTTGCACTTTGTAGTACTGTAAGTGCGATTGGTGATACTACACACCAGTTACCTGCGCCACGACGTGTACGTGCGGCAATCAAGTTTGCGGACTTATTAATTAGTACTGCTAATGCGGCATGCTCATCACCTACGAATACTTGTCCCTTACCACTTACTGCGGCTTGGTCATATGTATCTGCGGTTGTTGCTAGAGTTAAAAGAGAACCGATAATTTCTTGATCGATTTCAGCGGTAATCTCTTGTGCTAGTGCTGCCATTACTTCTGCTTCAACATCAATACCGTGTTGGCTATTGGCGTCTTGTGCAGCTTCAAATGTCCAACGTGCGCTTAACTTACGTGTCTTGGCCTCAACCGTTTGCTTGAGGATTTGAATCGAAAGTTGGTGTCCGCCATCTGCTTCTAATGAACCAGTTGGTGCTGGTGCTGCGCCTGCGTCGTCACCCGAATATGCTGTTGCAATCTTAAAAGGACTAAGTGCTTCTTCACCTGCCGTGGTGCCGTATGCTTCTGCGTAACGAACACGTAGGGTGTGGATTTGACCCACAGGACCTGTCATTGGCTGTACGCCAACAAGTTCGTTTGCAATTACAGTAGGCATAACCCGACGGATTACAGGTAGAATAACCTTATTTAAGGTAGCAACGTTGCCTGCTGATGTAGTACCAGCGGCTGCTGTTTCCATAAGAGCTGACTTGGTGTTCTCGAGGACGGTATCCATTACTACTCTACGGTTACCTGTAAGACCTTCTGTTAAGGCTTCCCTTGCGGCACCCCAGTTCTCGGACTCAAATAGTGCGTCTGTCATTTCAACATTCTCCTATTAAATTTTAGGTTAAACCAGCTAATTTACGTAGGTTAATAATATCAGCACCATCTGCGGACTCGTCTGCTTCTGTTACTTCTTTATCACCTGTAATTATTGATTTATTTTCTGTCAAAGGTTGTTTCTTCGTAGAAACGATTTGCTCTGATAGAATAGTAGGCACATACTTCTTGAAAGATTCTGTAAGTTTATCTGTTTTCGTTCCTTCCAACAAATCACTCATTATTTTCTTTTGCTTCTTATCAAGCGGCTGAAGTAATTCTGCCATAATTTTTGTACGTGCTACGGAATCTTGTGCGATTCGAGTTTCACGTTTAGTAGTATTAATTAATACTTCTTTTTCCTCAATAACATTTTTTGCTTCTTCTAACTTTTGGGTTAGTTCTTGCTTTTCATTATCAAGTTTTTTAAGTTTTGTACCATCTGCTAATTGTGATGTCATAAATTCGGCTGCATATGTCTCGAAAATACTACGTCCAAACTCATTTTCACGAGCGGTCTTAATATCTTCTTTGAGTTGAGTTAACTCACCTCGTAGACAATTTTCAATTATTACATTGATCTTTTCTGCGGCATTCTTTACAAATTCACGCTTGGCTTCTGCAATTAACTTCTTACCTTCAGAGACAAGTTTAATCTTAGTTTCCACTAGATCACGCTTATCATCATGAAATTCTTTAAGTTCTTTAGTTAACTGACGAAGTACAAATTCCTCCAACTTACCAAATTTAGTTTCTTGGAGTGTACGATCTTTTCGAAGTTCGTTTATTTCTTCCTTCAAAGTTTCAAGAACAAATGAATTCAACATATTAACATGTGTTCCTACATTTGTTTTATAAGAAACTCTTTGTTCTGCAAGACCTTGCTTATCTTCGGCAAACTCAGAAAGTTCAGCTTTAATAACATCATTAAGCATCGCGTCAATTGCTTCTACAATTTGTGACTTGTCATTTTCATAACGAGTTGCAAATTCTTCACGCAATTCAGCGGCAACGCCTTCACGAGCTTCTGTCAACTGACCTTCCCATGCTTCAGATAAAGCACTTTTTACATCTTCAGAAAGAACATCGGACTTCAATAGTTCTTCGAAAGCATCTGCCATTAGAATTCTCCTAATTTATTTTAGGTCTTTAATTAACTTTAAAATTTCTGTCTTAAAGTGTTTTTGTGCACCGTTATCATATTTTGTTGCTTCCGCAAGATCCATTAAAGCATTACCGTTCTTACGGTTCATTATTGCTTCATATATAGGATCAGGATATGCATTAGGTGCAGATGGATTAGCAACAATATCTACAGTGATTATTTCAAATTCTGAAACATTACCACCTTCGTTTACGTTGCCTGAACCCCTACTGGAAACTCCCAATTTTACACCATTTTCAAGTAATGTCTTACAGATATTACCCATTGGTGTAGGAAGAATCCTTAATTTTCCCATACCGTTATCTCCATTCATTGCCATTTCAGTAACTACGTGAGACACGCGGTCTAAATTGACTTGTAAATCATCTGGATGGTCTGCTTCACCTAACACAGAATATCCTTCTTTAATTTTTTCTTGAATGGATTTTACGGCGTTTGTAATTTCGTTAACAGGATATACTCTTTGATTCTGATTACGTACATTACCTTGAATAAAAATACCTCTCATGTACAAGTCTTTATTACCTTCAGAGTTTTCAACTGCTTCAGTAACTAAACCTGCTTGATCATATGTTAATTGTTCAGTAAGTGTAATCATAATTTATTGTACCCCATTAAGAATGTATACTCTTTGTATTACCAGCGCCTTCTTTATTTGATGGTGCAGCTACATTACCAACACTAGGTTCTGTTGTGCCTGGGGAATCTGGATTGTCGCCTGTTGCAGGGGATGATTCACGATTATATCCTGAATGATCTGATCCTGTTTGACCAACTGGGTCTCCTCCACTTCCTGCGTCACCGCCAGGTCCTACTGTAGATTTTGTATTATCTGCGCCTTCAGAATTGGAAGGTGCCGCTACTGCTGATAGCTCAGCCGCTTCGTCTAACTCTTCAAGCTCTTCTACAGGAACAACGGATTCCATTTCTGGTTCTTCAAAGTCTATTGGCATCTCTTCATCACCTTCGATTTCTTCACCTTCAACATCATCACCCATCATCTCTGCAAAAGCACTTTTGAGTTCTGCTAAAGCGTCTTCGACATTCATCATAGCATCTTCAACGTCGGCTTCTTCGCCGTCGCCTTCAGGTG